CAAGCATAGCGGCTTCATTGAACCAGACTACAGTCGACATTATCAAACGCGCATTGGGCGAAACGAATACGCTTGAATTGGATCGGTTAGGTAGGGTAAGGTTTTGGAATAAAGAAGTTAAAGAGAAGTTCGGCAATAGGGCATTGGCTATCTCGCGCACTGAGGCAACGACACTGAGCAATCTAGGTAAAGACATTGGCGCAAGGTCATGGCTCGATGAACAGCCCGGCAAGTCGTACAAGATATGGTTTGGCCGTGTCGCTGGAGAACGTGATACGCATCTAGCTACCAACGGTATATTCAAAGAGGTAGACGATTTGTTTACGGTCGGTGGTGAGCAATGCGAAAGGCCAGGGGACGCTTCATTAAGCGCAAAAGAAAGGATTCAGTGTAGGTGTTCGATGATATTTATATCGCAGGCTATTTTTAAGCAGTATGAGAAGCGAGGGAGAATTTCAGGCGGTAAAATAAGTGGGTTAAGTTAAAAAAAACAGATAAAAGGACTATGGCTGTCACGCTCTTACTCTCGTCCAAATTGAGTAAAGACCACCCGAGCTAGTAAATATGCCGATGCAATATCGGGTAAAGCGTGGATCTGTTTTATTTAAAATATTTCATATGAGTATTTAATTTTGAGAACCGATATTGCTGGATGGCGTATCGGGTTTTTAATTTATTTGCTATTTCGAATTATTATGTATATTTGCTACATGGCAAAAGATAAGAAGCTAACTGATGTTGAGATACAGAAGTTAAAGGACATCAAAACCAAACAGGTTAAAGAACAAGAAACGGTAAAGAAATGAGGTTAACCCTACCAGAGTTTACGAATAAGTCTGATTTGTTTGATTATTTGATCAGCAACAAAAACGATATGATTAACCTAGCAAAGAGTACGGTAAAATATGCCGATTCTTTTGGTTTGTCTAATTTCGAGACTACGGTAACTAAAGACTTCAATTCAGGTACAAATCCTGACGATAGCGATACTGAAATTAAGCGTACTATTATCGGTAACACATACAATTGGATGGATTCGCACGATGATGTTCATTTAGATAATGTTTTTGCCGTTAGTATTGATCAAAAAAGAGGCACACAGCAGCATCTTCATGACCATGTTTATCAGTTAATGGCTAAAGTTGGAGTTCCATATAATATTTATGAAGGTAATATTGCCTGGACTAAATTAGGCGTAAACAAAGCAGGTTACACTACTGCATTATTTATGGATTCAACTATAAAAAGAGCATTAAATCAGTCTATATTTGACCAATATAAAGCAGGAGAAATACAGCAACATAGTGTTGGTATGCAGTACTCTAAAATATTTCTTGCCGTTAATGACCCTGAAAGAAAAGAGGAATACGCTGTTTGGAATCAATATAGACCTTTGATAGGTAATGGATCTAAAGCAGACGAAAAAGGATATTTTTGGGCGGTAAAAGAGGCGAAACTAATTGAAATTTCGTGCGTAATTGCTGGCTCAAATGAATTAACACCGACACTTGACCCGAATAAGTTCAGTCAAGAAGAAGTACAAACAGACCCGTCTTCTGACAGTCAACAATTAATCAAATCATTTTATTCAAACTTTATCTAAAAAAGATATGACACCAGAAGAAGAAAAAGCAGCGGCTCTGTTAGCGGTTAAAACGGCAGCAGAAAAAGCGGCAGAGGCAAAAGTGCCTGAATTAGTAAAAGCCGGGTTAACAACCGAAGAAGCAAAAGAGGCTATTAAGGGCATTGTGCAAAATGTAATGTCTACGGTAACAATTAAAGATTTTGATGGGAGTCAAAAAACAATTGAGGCCGTGGTGAAAGCAATGCAAGATCAGCACGATGAATTAACTAAAATCGTAAACGCTCAAAAAGAAAGCGGCGAAAAAGAAGGTGTTTACATCAAATTTGTAAAGGACAATATCGCTAAACATGCTGACATTGCAAGCGAAAAAGGGTACAACGAGCAATTGATTATCAAGGCGCCTGCATTGATGACTACTGCCAACGTTACACCGAACGTTGCTGGAGGTTTTTCACCGCTATTTGGTAATTATATTGATCGTGAAATCGGACATGTTCCTAAGCCGGAAAATATTATCTTGCCATTGGTAACTGTTAAAAATCAGCCAGGGACTGAAAGCATTTGGTACACAGACCGTATCAATGAAGAGGGAGACGCTGCGTTTATTGCAGAGGGGGACTTAAAACCGCTTGCTGACGCTGAATGGGCAACTACTAAAGCGCCTGTTAAAGAGGTTGCGGTACGTTGGAAGTTCACCAAGCGATTAATGAACCATGCGCCATCCGTTGTTTCCGATTTCCTGGAGCACGTTAAGGAGTTGGTGGATGCCAAGGTTGATGACGGTATCTTAACCGGAAATAACACAGGTAATAACTTGAATGGCCTGCAGACTGTAGCTGCACCTTTCGTAGTTCCTACTCAATTGGCTGCATATTACCAAAATGCGAACATCTACGACGTTATTATCGCAATGGCGACACGTATCAGGTTGTCAAACTTTAAAGGTCAGATTACGGTTGTTTTAAACACTGTATGGCAGGCTAAAATGATGGGTTTAAAAGATAACGAAGGGCGTTACTTGATGCCTCCATTTGTTTTGGCTGATGGTACTCGCGTTGCAGACATTGAGATTAAATTCTCAAACCGTATTGTCGATACAGCGATCCTGATTGGCGATCTGAAAAGGTTTAACGTTGTTTGGGCAGAAAAAGTTACTTATGACGAAGGTTATGAGAACGATGATTTCTCGAAAAACTTAGTATCTCGTAAATTAGAGGCTTTTATCGGTACGTATGTTAGACGTTCTGATGCAGGGTCTATCCTTTACGATGATATTGCAGGTGTTTTAACCGATATCTCAGCAGTATAATCTTAAACTTATACCTGCCATGCTGAAAACGTATGGCAGGTTAATATAAAACACAACATGGCAGAAAAAGAAGCAGAATTAGCAGTTTTTGACAGCAAAAAAATGCTAAAAGACCTTGGTAAGGCAGAAACAAAAATTAAATACAACGACCGTATGGCTGTTGAAGTGATAGCGGCAACTAAATTTCATAAAGTTGGCGACATTTTAAACCCGCATAAGGTTAAGGCAGAGGCTATGATCTCACAAAAGATCGCCAAAAAATATACAGCCCCTGAGCCTAAAGATTCAGAATAATCCTAGTTTTCATATCCAAAGAAAATGCGCTGTTACATTAAATTGTAAGGCGCATTTTTGTTAAAAGTCACATTCCTCTTTCTCAAGTTCTATAAGGCAGTTTTCAGGTTCAAATTCTAGTTTTATCAATTCAATGTGACCATTACACATATATGATACGCCACAATAAGGACACTTTACATTATAGGCAAATTCAGCATCCAAGTGCATGTGAGCGCCACATTCACAATGGATATCCATACATACATCAGTTCCTTTCCACTGAATCCATCCATGTGGCTTACCTGCATAAGTCTCCTGTATATCCCATGCTTCTTTTTCTGTTTTAGCTACTTTCGTTTCCATACCCAAATATACGAAGCCTGCCCTTTGGTTTTATGTAACGATTTGATTACATTTGAAATAAACTTAACAGTATGTCCTACCAGATCAAATTCATTCGGATATTAACGCCTGACACGGGTACAGATCAATTCCCTGATGGATTGGTAGACTTCAGTTTAACCCTTGATTTCACTAAAACAGTAAACTTCACATAATGGCTATAAGAATCACAGACGGGTCATCCGTTGCTAATTTGGCGAACGTTATAAATGAACATGACGACAGTATAGTCAATCACGAAACCAGGATCGATGAACTTGAGCAGGGCGGTGAATCAGGAGGAGTTATTTCGGTTAACGGAGAATCTGGGATTGTTGTGTTAGACAAATCTGATATTGGATTGTCATTAGTTAATAACACTTCAGACTTAGATAAGCCAATATCCACGGCACAAGCCACGGTCAATACCGCTAAGGCTGATTTAGTAGCAGGCAAAGTACCAGCATCGCAATTACCATCATACGTAGACGATGTTTTAGAATTCACCAATCTTGCAGCATTCCCTGCTACAGGAGAGACTGGGAAGATCTATATAGCTATAGATACCAATCGTGAATATCGTTGGTCAGGAAGTGTATATGTGCAAATAGTAGCAAGCCCTGGAACGACTGATAATGTGCCGGAAGGCACTACCAACAAATATTATACTGAAGACAGGGTTGCAGCAGCACCAAGTGTAACAAACAAAGTGTTGCAGTCTGTATATGATGCTAACAAAACAGCAACCGATTTAGCTATTGCCGGTATTCAAACATACTATCAGCCGGAAACAATTTCATACGTAACTCGAGTTAAAACAGCCGGAGGTATTTTGACTGCCACAGAAATAGACGCGGTAGATTCATTTATAGTTAAAGGCAGGAATGATGGTTGGTTGACTTTAATGAAGTGGGTATGGTGTCCTATGGGCAATAATCTCGCATCATCGTTGGTTAACTTAATAGCGGTTTCAGGGGTTAATCAAACATTGATAAACAATGGGTTTGTTGAGGCTGACTATAGTAAGATCCTCGGCTTTGGAACGGGTAGCGGGGCAAATACGGCTAAATTCTTAGGGACAGGCATAATTCCTATAAATCAAGGGTTGACCAGAAAGAATTTATCATTTGGAGCCTACATACCGGATGATAGCTCTAACGGAGGTACAGCAACCCAATTCCTTGGGACAACTCCTACAAGCGGAAATACGCCGTATTATATTACGAGCAACCCCGGATTCACGATTGGACAGGACGGTATCACTTTAGGGCAAGGTAAAATAACTGTTTTCGCTCCATCAATAGGTAGCGTAAGTTATGGGCCTGCAAATGAATATTATTCATATACGAATAATGTCGCATCGGATCTATCCACGGGATCACCTGCAACTTTAACTGATCTCGATACCGAAGTAACCGTATTTAAAGCGAACAGTACCCGTTTTTCAGCAGGTAGACTATCTTTTGTATACATGTCGTCTTTCTTGAATCAAAACCAATTAAAGTCACTGCAAGATGCTATACGAGATTTATCAATATCCATAGGTAGGTATGATGTATCAGGTGGTACAGGACTTTGGTTTGGTGATTCTATTACGTTTGGCTCAGGTGCAACCACAAGAGATACGAGATGGTCAACTATTGTTGCAAGAAATCTAGGTTTAAAGGAATTTAATACCGGTAAAAGTTCTAGCCAGTTAAGGCAGAATGTTGTATCAGGGGCATACTTGGGTAGAGCAGGAGGATTTCAGACTTATTCGGAATTTTCAACCGTACAGGCAAGTACGGCATTTATTATGTATGGGACTAACGATTATATAACTGGTGATGTAGCTGTAGGCGGTACACCATCCATAATTGCGGATTATAAATCAAAACTGAATACTATTGTAGCGTATTTTAAAAATAGGCGCATTAGGGTTATATTGGTTGGTATACCTTGGGGTACGAATACTGATGTAGTAAAAAGGAATTTATATCAAACGGCAATGCAGGAAGTTGCAATTGCGCAGGGGGTAAGGTATGTGGATAACGAAACTGTTTTTACGGATACCGGTAACCCATCAGCTTTGACTACTGATGGCGTTCACCCTTTAGATACAGGTCATGCCTTGATTGCTCAAAATGTGATCAACGTTACAAATGGAATTATGGTGCGAAAACCAATATTAGATTTCCCATCTATTGCGGCAAATTCGTTTCAGGAATTAACGCTAACATTCCCAACGGTAACTACATCTAATTCTATGGCAGCACCATCCGGGTATGCGCCTTTGCCGGGAGTGATATACGAAAATTATATTAGTTCAACAGGTGTAGTAACGGTTAGAGCCACGAATATAACAGCAGCAGCCATAGACCCTGCATCACAAAAAATGACTATTCAGGTTAACTTAGTATAATATATGGAACCAGTAACCTTACAAGAGATAAAATCGGCCTGCAGGATTGACCAGGATAGCACGTCTGAAGATGACGACCTGATGTTAATGGCCGGAGCCGCGCGTGAATTGCTGGAGAAGCAGTTGAATATCGGGTTAGTACCTCAAGAACTCGAATTACAGTTCGATGGTCGCAAGATGGAGTTACCTATGTCACCAACGATACGTATCATCAGCGTAAAAGACAGCGCGGGTGAAGATGTAGCGTATTCAACCGATAATTACCAAGCTAAATCCATTTGGGTTGATCAGGAGGGTTCTTTGCTAGGCAATTGGGAGTATTGGCCTAACAATGGATATGTAGAGTTTACACCTTATTCTAATGGCAAATGTGAGATGTATACGGTAAGGTATGAAACGGGGTATGAAACGTTGCCTTATGGGCTGAAAAACGCTTTACTTCTGCAGGTGTCTTACCTGTATCTCACTCGAGGGGAGCCAGTATCATCACCAATTAGCCAAAATGCTTTGCAATTAGCTAGGCAATATTCAAGAAACCTCGTGCTATGAAGCTAAGACCAGGAGCGTACAACCAAAAGATCGAGATATACAAGCAGGAGAACTTACCATCTGATGACGGGGGTTCATATCCTGTTGATGTGCTATATTGGTCAACTAACGCCAATGTCACACCAATACGTGCAGCGAAGTCATTACAGGCGATGCAAGAGGTTTTAAAGCCCGCCATGCTGTTTATCATACGTTACCGGACAGACAAGCAGGTAAGCCCTGATATGCGTATTCTTTGGCGTGGTGAGTGGTTTAGTTTGCTGACGGTTGAAAGTGACTATGTATATAAAGAAACGATCAAACTAACCGCAATTGCTGACCAAGTACCGCAACGATGAAGAAGTTTAAAAATATGGCTGAACTATCGAGGGCTATTGATAAGCTAGGTAGTGAATTTAAGGAAGAAGTTCAGGGTATAGTCGGATTTAACTTGACTGAAATGGAGGCTCAAGCCAAACGCGATGCTCCTACCAGTGGCGAGAAGGTAAGAGTAGGCGGCGGAGGTCGTACAATTGACCAATTAGACCACAAAAACAGATGGAACGGTAACATTGATCAGTTCATCAATAAAGAAATAGCCACTGATGGTTTCTCGGGAACTGTTTTAGTTGAAAAAGCAGCAGGAGAAATCGCAGCATACGTAGAATTTTCCACTGGTCAGTCGGCAAAAGTGTATTTGGCGACCGTACCGCCTGAATGGAGAGCGGCAGCTTTAAAATTTCTGGTTGACGGAAAAGGCAAAATCATAGGAAAACCATATTTATATCCGGCATTCGTACGTTATTCGATTGAATTTCAAAAAGAACTAAAGGAAGCATTAAACAATTTGTCATTCTAACATGAAAATAACCACCTTACCATTCCGAACTGCAGTAGTCACTAACCTAAACTTAGGTACGGGCGTGGTATACCTAACTAAAAAGATACCTGTTTTTGAGGAAATCGTTACCGTAGATACAACGCGCCCAATCCCAACGATAGGCAAGTACACCGCCTACATCCTACTAATCAACCAAACGACAAATAATGACCCGATGAACAAGTGTACGCACAACGAACAGGTGACTATTCAGATTCAATGCGTGACTAAATGGCCATCTGGAACGGGTAGCTCTGGAGAAGCTGAACGTATCGCTCAATTAGTGTTAGACAGGTTATTTCCGGCAAGCGATATTAAGCCTAATTTAACGCTCTCTAATGGACTTGATTTGTGGAAAGGTGAAGTAATGTCAATTCGTAACTTAAATTACGCTGACGACGCGAATCATGTGTGGAATACGATAATTACGCTGTTATGTCGGGTGATGCAGTAACAAAAGAAGAATGGGAACGCCTTGCTGAAATCAAGTATAAGTACCCACTCCGTCTATGTACGTCTGTTAAAATGAAATATGACTATCTACGCGCTAAATGGGTGCGCGAACAGATGGGTATTCCGGTTAATCCTGCTGTTGTTGAGGCGATGGAGCAATTTATTAAAGGTTGCTAAACATTTGAAAAGCTAATTCTATATTTCTACGCTCCATATCCATTACCATTATTGCGCTGTCCAATATTTTGTCTAGTCTTTCTTTTGAAACGCTGTCCTCAATTTTAGGTAGGTTAAAAACTTGTCTTTTAAAATTGATATTAGCCAAAGCTAATTCTCTATTATCCATTTACCACCCCTCCAATCATTTCTATAATAACGTAGTTTTGCTCCTTAAATCCTCCGAATGCATCAAAGAATGACTTAGACATATTAGCCTTATCGGTTATAAACCGAAATTCTAAATTACCATCAGGTAGTTTAAATTCGTCTTGTTCTTGATGAAATTCGTAACCCATCCTTACGATAAGCTTACGATCTTGGATAAATGCTATGTAAGTATTTTTTAGTACAGGTATAGCTAAATACCTTCTTTCTTTCTGTTTAAATTCTACAATTTTCATAATATATTTTTAATCATTTCCTTTGCCAATCCTATCAATTCCTCATCAGTCCTAAGTTTAACCCGTTCGATCTTAGCCTGAATAATAAATGTTCCGAAATCAATGACAAATTCGGCTTCTGTTGGTTGCGTTTGTTTACCTGCGACTTTATTGCTAAAGTCCATTTCCTTGGTTACTTTCCAGGATTTTACTTGTGGTTGTTGCATGTTACTCCTCCGAGTTTAGTTGAATGATAAAGTCATCTAAGGGTATTTGAAATGAAAAAGTAATCAATGCCATTCCTTTATATCCTATTGGACTTTCTATTTTAAGGTCAATTTGGCCGGGAATAATGTCACCGTTTGGCATGCAGGCTACTAAGAACCTATTTCCGTCTTTTTTTACTTTACAAAATTGTGCTGTTTCTTTTTCCATACCCCAAATGTAACTATATGTATTCTAATGCTTATTGTATTATAGTAACCTTTTCGTTACATTTGAAATAAAAAATCATACGATGGAAATTATCACCTCAAAGGAGTACCTGATGTACATTGACGATGTAACGCCTACAGCTAATACATTAAGACCGGCTACACAGGACAATTACAAACTGGTTGCTTGCTGGACGAGTAACGGATTTTCGCAGACAACTGCCGGAAATGAATTTACAAACAAATGTTCGGGCGGTAATGCAGAGTCAGCGCCAGGAACTAAATCATCTAGCATGACGGGTTCGGGGCAGGCATTTGGATTAACGGAAGATGAAGAAGAAGCACAAGCAAACTTCGAAACTATCCTTAACCTGTCTAACGCTGATGATGGTAATGTGCATTTCGTGAAGATTGTTAGACCTGCTGTTGACGGCTTACCCGCTGTATGGCGTGAAGCTAAAGCCTGGATTTCGGACTACTCTGAAACGGGTGACGATATTGCGCCTTTGACATTTGACGCTACATGGACTGTAACAGGCCGCGTATTTACTTCTCCATTAGTTGTAACGCCATAGTATGAACGGAATAGCAGAGGTAACGATTAACGGCACATCATACGCGCTTAAGTTCGGTATGCAAGCTGTTGCAGCACTAGAGGACAGAACGACTAAAGGAGGCTTGCTCATCACAAGCACTGAAGGTTATTCAAAGTTCTTAAGCGACCTGATGTATTGCGGGATGTATGGTAATTCAATCCGAAAGGACATTGCTATTGTGCCGTATGAGGAAGTGATGGATCTATTTGAAGAACTATCGATGCAACCGGATGCTGCAGAACAATATGCCAACATGACTAAAGCTTACTTTGCATCTATCGAAGATTTGAGAGCGAAAAAAGAAGCCATTGCCGAGACTGATAAAAAAAAAGCGAAGTAGCGCATAAGGCTAACAAAGCAACGTTAGCCGAACTACTCATGCTCGCGTACGGGGAAATGGGATTGTCACCTTCACAATTGGAGGAATACACCCATGGTCAGTTCTTATTAAAGGCTGAAGGTTTTCAGAACGCAAAGGATAGGCAGGAAACGATATTTCGCAGGATGACAGGTTTTATTATTGCGCCTCATTTATCTAAGAAAGCGAAATTCAAAATTGAAACTGAATGGCCGATATTGAGCGACAAGAACAAGAAAGAATACCGTACCGAGGCTATGTTTAGTAAGGACAAAATCAAAACAATGCTGGACTTAATGGCTAAAGAAAAGAAATAATGGCAGATGCTCAATTATCGGTAGAACTCAGGGCGCAGGTTAACCAGTATATTAACGGTATGCGTAATGCTGCCGGTGAAACTAAGAAAACGGAAAGCACCATAGATAAAGCCTCTAGCACGATTGGGGGTTACATCGCAGGAGCATTCTCTGTAGGTGCAATTATCTCATTTGGCAAGGCTGTTATCGATGCGACTGCTGAATATCAGAAATTTGGGGCTGTTTTAGGGAATACGCTTGGTAGTTCGGCATTAGCAAACTTAAAGCTGAAGGAACTACAGGATTTTGCCGCTAAAACACCTTTTTCAGTCAATGAATTAACAGCTTCCTATGTTAAATTAGCCAATGCAGGGTTCAAACCTACAGGCGAACAGCTCACTAAACTTGGGGATTTAGCCTCTAGTACGGGTAAGACATTCGATGAACTTGCTGAAGCCATTTTAGATGCACAGTCTGGTGAATTTGAACGTTTAAAGGAGTTCGGTATACGCGCTAAGGATGCCGGGGACAAAGTAATATTCACTTACAAGGGTGTTCAGACGCAAGTTGATAAGACTGCGGGTTCAATTCGTGAATACATCACGTCATTAGGTGGTGCCGAAGGTGTTTCTGGATCGATGGCGGTCATAAGTGAGACTTTAGGGGGTAAAATATCCAACTTAGGGGATTCCTGGGATCAGATGTTGATCAGTGTAGGTAAGAATACGAGCGGGGTATTTAGCGAGTCAATAGGCATCATATCCGCTACGATCAATAAGGTTACCGAGTTCAATCGCGAACTGGAGGTAGCTAGTCAATATAAAATCAATGGCGGTCTAAAAGACTTTTTCGAGACGTTATATAAGTATAGTGCAGGCGGTCTAGCTGGCGGTGCCCAATCGACCACAAAAGAGAACCGTATCAGCGCGATTACTAAAACACAGGATGATATTGCGTCATTTGTTTCTCAAGCGATTGCGGGGGCTAAAAGCGCGGCAGATTTCGGTAAGGCATTAGCAGATTTAAAGGCAAAAGGTGCAGCGGGTAAAGGATTAAAAGGGTTGAAAGGTGATGCTGAAGTCACAAAAGGAGTTGCAGATGCGTATGCAGAGGGCGTAAAAGCAATTCAGGATGCCAGGCGTAACTTTAACAAGGAAGCAACGGCAACAGATGGTAATTTCGGTAAAGCTGGAGGTAAAGGGAAGACGATAAAATCGGTTGCTGATATCCTCAAAGAGCTAGATACTAACTTGCGTGTTACTGAAAACCAATTCGGGGCTACTTTTGACGAGAAAACAGAGGGTGCGATTAAGAACTACCAGACCGCGATCAATGATTTAGCTAAGAAAGGTACACCGGATGCGATTGCGGCTATTGGTCAGTTAAACGCTGTACTGAAGCAAACACAGCAATTAGGTCAAAATATCAGCTTTTCAGGCAGTATTTTAGGCGCTACGACTAACGGAGGCAATGCTTCTTCTTTATACAATTCACAAGGCGGTAAAGGATCGTCAGGAATTGAGGTAAGCGATCCTACATTAAATGCTTTTAAGAAAAGGGATAAGTTACTCGACAATATACGAGCGTTAAATGCGGACATTAATAACGAACTGACTAACGGATTATCTTCTGGCGTAGCTGGATTTGGTCAGGCTATCGGTGATGCGCTGGCAAATGGGGGTAGCGTGATTGAAGCGGTAGGCGCAAGTCTATTAGGGTCATTTGGTAGTTTACTTACTCAGCTTGGTGAAATCGCAATTAAAGTCGGTATAGGGATGCAGGCGATTAAGATTGCGCTGAAATCACTTAACCCTGCTGTTGCAATTGCTGCAGGTATTGGTTTAGTTGCCTTGGGCGCGTTCTTTTCGTCAAAAGCATCATCTGTAGGCGATGGAATCAAAGGGGGCGCTGCAACAAGCAATGTGACAGCATTTGCAAACGGTGGCATTGTTTCTGGCCCCACATTAGGCTTGATCGGTGAATATCCTGGCGCTAAATCAGATCCAGAGGTGGTTGCGCCACTAAGCAAGCTAAAAGACATTATTGGTAAAGGCTCTGCGAATAACCCGAATAACAGTACCATGGTGATGGATCATGAAATAGTGCTAAAAGGTAAAGATTTGGCATTGATTATTAAACGCGCTAACGATTCAAGAACATAATGGCATTTAAAACAGTATATAGGGGGTCGTTCTGCAATAGACAAGGTGGTAATGTTGTTGTTGATTTCTTGCGTAATTTCCCGGACGGAGTAGAGTCATTAGTGACCGAGATCATCTTTGCAGGGGAAAATGACGAACCTGTTATTATAGAGTACAGCGAGGATGGGGTAAATAAAGATACACCCATCAATAAATCACAATGCACGGTTAACATAAAAGCGGTAGACGGGTTTGAATTATCTAGCCTTTATACGGAAAATGATAAAGATTGGAAAATAGTCATATCAGGTGCATGGAACTGGTCTGGGTGGATGCTACCGGATAACTCTAGCGAACCTTACGAGGATGAAGGGTACAATGTATCGGTACAAGCTACGGATGCATTAGGGACACTGGATGATGTGCCATTCCAAAATAGCGATTTGACCAAGATCAAAGGATTATATTCTGACTTTGATATATTAAGATTAGCCCTCAATAAAACAGGGTTACCGTTAAACTTATTGATCGGAGTTTCAACCTATGAAACTAAAATGACCGTAGGCACATGCCCTATGAAACAATCTTTCATACAGTCGCAAACATTTATAGCTGCCGATCAGACTTCATTTAGTTGTTCTGAAGTTATCCGGTCAATATTAGCACGTTATGGATGCAGATTGTTTCAATTTAATGGTAAATGGCAAATCGTTAATGTATTAGAATATTCACGTGGTACGGTGTACGCTTGGGAGTTCGACAATTCAACAGGTAATCAGATTGCAACGTATAGTAATATAGTCAACTCTATAGCTACAGGTGATTTTACAAGGTCAATACGTCCTGTAAATGCTACGGGGTCACTCGCACGCGGGTATGGGTCATCAACAGCCTACTATCAATACGGCTACATTACCAATTCATTGATTAACGGTAATATGGACACGTGGTCAAGTAAGCCAACCGGTTTACCTGATGGATGGAGTGTAATACAGGATGGAGGCGTAGTTACTGCAGTTGGTGGTATTAGGCAGGTTAATGGAGTGGACACCACGGACTACTTCATTACGGTTTCTGGAGCTGGGGGCGGTTATGTGAGAAATACCAATGCTACTCAAATCCGCGCTAACGATACCGCTTCATTGTCATTCGTATTTTACGCTCCTTCAGCACCTCCGGGGGGTTCTGGGAGTGCTTATCTATCGGTACTCATCAGGGATAACGCAGGGCTTTACTATACGAATACAGGCTGGCAAACCGGATATGGTCTATATGTCATCAAATACGTTACAGGAGATACCGACTGGTCAAGTCAGATTAGTGTTAATTTCACGATTAATCCACAATCTGCAGACTATCAAATTGTAGAGGTAGGAATATTGCCTTTGGGTACGGTAAGCGGCACACCTACTCATTATGCCACAAGCATAAATGATGTTAACATCAATTCAGGCAAGGATTCTGCTACCCTACAGGCAATAGGATCTTACAATAAGCAAACCCAAACCTCGGCACAGCAAACCTATTCGCCTGAACCGATATTGATACTGAATAGCGATGATTACAGCACACAAAGAACGTCACCTATACTAGTTACCGGACTACCTACTACGGCATGGAAAAGACAAGGCATAACCGAGTCAGTGAGTTTGCTTCATACCATTGCCAATACCCAATTAAGATTACATGCGAAGCCTTATAAGGTGTTCGAAGGTGATTTTAAAGGACAAGGTGTATTGAACGTAAATAGCTTAATCACGATTGACCTTAATCCAGGAAATTTTATATTTATGTCTGGTAAGTTCAACTTAAGAACTGATGTACATACGTTAAGATTTGCCGAAATACTGATCGATGAGCCTATATATGTTGAAACGCAGCGCTTAGACTATGGTGACGCTAAGAAAAACGATGGATTAAGTGTTGGTACACCGCAAGGTGTAAGCGATCAGCCAGGAGGGAGTTATGTTGACTTGACTGGATACGCTAAACTAACAGATGTTGGGGTTGCTGCTACCAATGTTGAAACACAAAACGGAACGGTAACCAATAAATGGGTTTCTCCATCAACTCTAGCTAATTGGTGGGCGTATGTGAGAGGATTGGCTCAAAATGTTACGGGGGCGTGGAGTTTTTTAAATGTGACTGTTTTTGGTACAGGAGAAAAAGTGAGTATATACGGGACGGCAACAGAATCAGCTATTGGATTTAATAGAAATGCAGCGTCAGGAGCAATATTTAACACCTCTAACAATGCCTTTCAGTTATTACACAATTCCGCCGGCACATTAGGCATAACGCTATTTACCAATGCAGGGGCATCGGTAAGCATCCCCTTATCTATTAGCGCCACGGGCATTGTATCAAGTCCATCAACACCAGTTGGTGACAATGATTTATTAAGAAAAATAGACCTTATTAATTTTAATCCGTCCTATAAAGAGGTATCTTCAAGTTATGAAATACTTCAGTCGGACAGCACTGTTAACATAATATCAGGCACAGTAACCGTTAGATTACCTACCGCTGTAGGCATTACAGGCAGAGTTATGAGGATTAAAAATAGCGGCACAGGTACCGTTACTATAGGAACTACAGGCACCGAACTGATAGATGGCACTGCAACAAAAGTTATTAACACTCAATATTCACTTTTTGGACTGCAAAGCACAGGGACAAAATGGATTATCATAAGTCAGTTGTAAAATATATGAACGTAATACAGTACACAACATCAACGAATGGCAATATAATTGCAAATAATACGCAACAGGATTTAATTGTGTTGCATAACGCTACGGCCTTAGCGGCGGTTCTAACATTCACGCTGCCTACCATACCTGTTAACGGTCAAATAGTCACTTTTTCTACTAAAAATGGGGTTACATTATTTACTTTGGCTGGCGGTACGTTAATCACCACTATAAGTACACTGCTTAGTGGTAGTTATGTAACATGGGTATATTCGCTAGATGCAAGTTCTTGGTTTAGGATAAGGTAAATTTAACTATATTTGAAGTATGATCAATGGCCGTTTTTATGGGATATTTATAGATGATGTAACACCTAGATCAGCGGGCAAGGGTGCAAATTACCGGATGGTGGCTTGTGCTACTGAAAACGGATTCAGTGCCTCTGCTGATGGAGTAAGTTACAACAATAAGTCTGATGACGGCTTTGATCAATCCTACACAGGCAGAATTAGCACTTCATTTTCTCTGTCAGGTCAAGCTGTAGGGCTTAGAACGTCAGAAAAACTAACACAGGTTAACTTTAACGAGTTGCTTACACTTATGCTTAATAAACGGGAGTTCTGGATTAAAATGTATGACCCTGTTGACGAAACAATCATAAGAGAAACATGGTGCCGGATTGGTAGTTACGACGAATCAGCACCATTAGAGGGTGTTTACACTTTTAACGCCTCATTTGTGGGTGTAGGAAAGCCGGTAAGCGTTGGTGATTACATTATCAAGCGGTTGAGAGCTACAGATAATAGCGGGGAAGAATTAAGACAAGATGGTAAAAATAACATTTTAGAAGTAAGATAATGACAGAATTTGAAACAGTAACGATAGCGGATTTAGACGACCTGGTTTTAACAATCAATACCTTTTTAGAGGGGTGCAACCAAGACGGCGTAAGCGGTAAATTTACAGCCTCACAATTGGCAACGCTTTTGGCGCCGTATGTGGTGGCTGTTGGCGGTAGTAGTTTTGTGCCTACGACAGGTAGCGCTATGCCGACCGCCGGAGCAGGTAAGTTCACTTTTTTAACCCCTAAAACATATACCCAAACTACCGGGGGTAGCTTAACGCCAACAGGTATTTTAACTTTGGCGGTAAGCAGCGCAACAACATGGACATTATCTAGCGTAATCATCGATTCTATCACTGGCGCGCCTAAGCAAGTTCAAAACTTATATTACCCGTTGTCTAGCGGTGTTCAAAAAAATACTTCATTAGGCGGGGACGGGGCTATAGTAACAGGGTTGCCTGCGGTTGGATATGCGGTTTCTGCACCTATATTAGTGACGCCAGGGGCGCAATATACATTATCTGGGCCCACAGATACCTACGGAAGGGCTATACAATTTCAAAACACAGCAGGGGTTCAGGTTGGATCACTAGTTGCGACATCGTATCCTTACACTTTTACGGTTCCCGCTAATTCTGACAGGCTTATTTTTACATGCAAATTATCCATAGAGGGTCCGGGATTACCGGATATGTTTTTAATGGCGGTTGCAACAGACCCAATACGTAATACTGAAACCGTAGGTGGGGCAAATTATTTATACGGAGGTACGAACCGTTTGTTAACCGCTGATAATTTAAAAAAATCAGCCACGATAAGAGGGGCAAGTATTACAAATAGTATTGATCTGGAAGCAAGACTTGGTAACGGATTAAATCTATACGCGCCTTTATACACAATAGCCGATTACTCATTAGGTCTGGACGGTACAACGCAACCGCAAACAGGGGCTGCGATAACGGGGTCAATAAAAGTTGACCCGCTTACGAATTACGTGTTAAGTGGTATATCCGGGGAAGTAGCTGGTGCTCAAAGGGCTATCCGTTTCGAGAATACAGCAGGAGCAAACATAGGGGTAGCTATTGCTACACAATATCCTTTCTATTTCACAACTCCTGCTAATACATTTAGTCTTGTTTTTACATCCAGGCTTGCAACTCAACCAGTGCAGCCTAATCTTAAACTGGCGAAATATACGGCTAACCCTTTAGGATTATTGCCTTATTCTGGCCGAATAGTATGCGTTTACGGGGACAGTATATCGAATGATTATCCAATTTATAACTCCCTACTTAAATACAAATTAAATGCTTCATCAGTATTAAGTGCCGGACAAAGCGGAGCATCTTTCGCTGGAGCTTTGCAAACAACAGCCTTGCTTAATGCTGCGGGATCGTTAGGGGCAAATGACTCTCTTTTTATAATGGGTAGCGTTAACGACTTTCGAAGCAGCGAACAGCCGGGGACGATATCTAGCGCGTCTGGTAGCGCGACAATGGTTGGCGGTATGAAAAAGATAATTGAATTTTTTCAATCTAGAAATTCCAAAAGCGCAGTAGTAGGCTGGACGTCAACAACTTTTGGTGACGTGAAATTATTGGGCTATCCGGATTCGTTTGACAGTTCACAAGTTAACTTGTTAGGGAAATATCTGCCTGAATACGTAGATTTGCAGAGGCAAGTGTTTCAAATGTATGGTGTCCATGTTGTAGACATGACCTCTATGTTTGGGGCAAAGCCTAAAATGGAGAGTATTGCCGCCCAAAGAAGATTTACTAGAGACGGTGTACATCCAAGTGATGATATAGGTTACCCTAAGTTTACAGATATTTTAGCAAGGGCTATAAACAATATACCAGTATTCCCTTAATCTTACTTATCGTATTTCATCCATTTTGACGGATGGAAGACAATTGCAAACGTAATAAGTGATACTGCTGTGATGATAAATTCTGTCATGACCTTCTTCCTTTGGGTGATGGTAACTGTAAATCTTTATGAGCGTCCCTGTAACCATGATCATACGCCTCACGCATGAGTAGCTTTTGCTCTGTTGATAGATTTTCGCTTAGTGAATTGTGATACTCTGAAAGTATGTAATGCATAGGGGTTGTCCTAACCCGAATGAAGAAATGGTAGCCTAATATTTTCATTGCCCAGGGTGATAAGGATATCCAACACTTGCCGAATGATCAACATCAGGTCTATTCCACCATTCTTGGGCTTTCTCATCGTATTTTTTGCATAATAATGCCAATGCTATAATAAATAGCCATGCGAGGTAAATGTTTCTATTTTTCATAACTTGAAATGTGTTTAATGTTATTTAAAGGTGTCTGCCAAAGTACTGATTCAGCAAATTGAATTAAAAATACAGTGTCATCCATTGGATCTACTGATATACCCTTGCAGAAGGTTAATAACTGCTCGTTTACGGGCTGAAAAAACTCTACCCTAAGCATAAGCAACATAATTACATATATCGTCACTGATAGCCTGTATTGACTTCATTGGCAATATGCTATCTCTGCCGGTTTCTTTCCACCACTGAATTACTGATTCTTTGCAATCACCGGCAACGTTTAATACGCTAATTCCGGTCGGTGTCATGTTATCACGACAAAATATTTGAAAGACTTGCTGATTTTCCATAGGTCAAATATACGAGGTGAAATAATAGGTTGTATGATTGTATCACTCATGTTACAAATGTCACTTTCATTTATTATCTTTACGAAACAATTAACATTATTAGCCATGAACATCTACAACGCACCGAAGCCAAAACCGCAGGACGAAGAAGGATTACCACACCCTCCAGGAACACCAATTAAACCTTAATTTATGTTCGGAAGAATATGGATTAAAAGTTCAGTTATACTCTACGTCCTATGTGTCGTAGGGTATAACTTCTTTGGTAAGTCAACTACAGGGTGGACTGATTTCTATTTTACTTTTGAAAAAGGCATGGCGTTTGTGTCTACAATGTGGGGCATAAATAAGCAATCATTATCGGATCGGCTTTTCATTGATTACGCTAGATTTTTGCAATTCTTAACTTTTTCGTTTTTTATTCTATGTTCTTTCAATGATTCGCTGTGGGTATATCATAAAACAACCATGGTATCATTTTTGGTGCTATCTTCGTTTGGTACTGTGTGCGTACAATATCATCTTATAAAGGAGAAAAAAGCATGAAGAGAATAAAATATTTAAAATGGACACTTCCAGGGCAGATATTAGCGATGATTGGGGCGATAAGCATTATATTTCAATCGTGCACCATCCCCATTGAACAGACAACTAAAGGCCGGTTTATCAATATTAACGATTTATATACCCCATTTATAGCTTGTGGGATCATGCTGCTAATTGGAACAGTGTTCAGCATATTTAATTTCATACAATTAGCCAAAATTAGCCAGATTTTAAAGGAACGTGGCTATTCCATTTAGGATGACAAATGACAGACATACAAAAAGAGCAATTGGGATTGTCCGTAAAGTGGAAGAAATTCCAACTATACAGTGTTCAAATCGCTTGCGGCTCACTTTCGGCTTATTGGATATGGTCATTGGATATGGTAGAGAAGGCCTTTATCAAAGCGCAATTGCCAACATTTCACGCTTTATTCATGGTTGGCATAATAGTGGTGGGCGTATTATCTATATTTTGCTCAGGGGGGATAGGCTTACTGAGATTAATCAACGCAAAACGAGTTTTACAGATGATAGACAAGGAGGATAAAGATGGGCAGTAACGTTACAACATTAGGTATAGTTATAACATCTTTTAACGTGATTACAGTTTCACTGGTCATGTATAATATCGTCTACTGTTACAACAAAGCATCCGACATTAACAAGGCGTCAAGTACTGAAGATGTAAAATATTACTTCCGCCAGATATTTACCTCAATGATATTCCTGGTTGCAAATGCAATCGCTACGTATACCGGCTTTTTAACGTATATCATGCATCCTTATACTTCGCTTGACATGATTGTATGGTGGCGGCTTGCGGATCGCTTGTCGATGCTATGCGTGGCTTTGACGATGGTGTGGAATAGCAGAAAATATACGCCTTTTACAAACTAAATCCGTCAGATTAAATATAGTCACCCCGCTTCCCGAAGATCAGCGCGCTCAGGGTGGCTTTTTTATTTCAAATAATTTGTAACTTTATACTATGGAATTACCGGAAAAATATAAATGGCTCTCAAAGGAGGGCGCGCCAAAAATGTTAGTAGAAGCACTGAAGCACTACGGAATAATGGAAAAAGTAGGGAAAGGATCTCAAGTTGATATAGCAAAATGGGCTGTAGAGGTCGGTGTTTCCGGATGGTATACGGATGATGATATTCCATGGTGCGGTTTATTCGTCGGAGTAGTTGCTAAACGTTGCGGATATCCATTTTCTGCAGGAAAATTACTTGCTGCCAGGGAATGGGTTAATTGGGGCGTTGGAGTAGCTAAGGCGAACGCAAAACTTTGGGACGTCCTCGTATTCTCTAGAACCGGAGGTGGTCATGTGGGCTTTTATGTGGGGGAAAATGACAAAGCATACTTAGTTTATGGAGGAAATCAATCTAATGCTGTTGGGTTTGCCTTTATCGCAAAGGATAGATGTATAGGGGTACGCAGGCCTGCCTATAAAATAGGTGAACCTGCGAATGTTAGAAAGATTTATTTGTCCGAAACAGGTAACTTATCAACCAACGAAGCGTAATGAAATGGGGCGTAGAGAACATAAAGGCGATCATGGCGTTTATTGTCGTGTTTTTGTCATTCATATACTTCTTTACCGTTACATTTTTCAATGTTACCGCAGACCCGCAAGTGATAATCGCGATAGTTGCCGCTATGAGTAATGTTTTGCAATATTATTTTGGAGCATCACAAGGCAGCACAAAGAAAGACGAACTCATATCTGCACTATCTAGTCCTTCTCCGGCAACAACAAACACCGGAGACATAAACATCACTCAAACTAAGCCAAATGAAATTGATCATTAACATTATTTAACATATAAACATACATTTCACATAAAATTGGTATATTTGTTTTATGAAAAAAGAACAAAATCATACCAGTTTTTTAGTTAAAACCGGAAGGATATTAAAGTTAGATATTAATTATGCAAAGCCGTTTGTTGAGTGTAGGTGCATCTGTGGCAGGATAAGATTTTATAATCAGCGAAGTATTGATTACTTTAATAGAATAAGCTGCGGGTGTAAGAAAAAAGGGCTTAATTCTGCGGTAGCAACTCATCTAGGAACCGGGACTCGGCTTTTTAGTATATTTAACAATATGAGACAAAGATGTTATAATAAAAATTCTTATGGATATAAATGGTATGGGGAGAGGGGTATAACTGTATGTGATGAGTGGAATTATAATTTTTACAACTTCAAGCTATGGGCATTAAATAACGGTTATTCCGAAGATCTGACATTAGACAGGATAAATGCAAATGACAACTATGAACCAGAGAATTGCAAGTGGTCAACAGCAAAGGAACAAAGTAATAATAGGCGCAATAATAGGATTATTGAGGTTGATGGAGTAAAAAAAACACTAACCCAATGGTCAAACGTTTTAAAAAAACACCCATCATCGCTTTCCTCTACTATAGACAGGACAAGTAGGTATGGACTAACGCCACAAGATGTTATTAAAAATTTACAAAGTAACCCTTCTTTTAGGTTTTATAATAAAAATATATCATGAATTTATTAATTAGATTTGCCCTATACACCATCATTGCGCTCGTTCCGGTTGGGTGTGGCATGCGGAAGGTTGAAAGCGAAAAACTAAAAATAGAGACTAAAAATACAAATGAGTCTTCTAACGAAGGTAATTCCGATAAATACCAGTCGATATCAACTCAGGAGGAAGCGTTAAATACGAATAAGACCACGAATAAGACCGTAGAAACGATTAAAACTAAAGAGTATGATTCTGCTACGGGAAAACTGTTAAAAGAGCAAGAATCGACTAAAACTGGTGATTATTCAGAGATTAGAATTAATAGGTTGAAAACGGTTACGAATAACGTACTTCATGAAATTGAGAAGTGGAAGATTAAAAATAAAGTCATTACTCACACTGTTACCAACTGGAAAACAAAAAAGTCCACCTCAGAGAGAAATGGACTTTACTATTTAGGCGGTTTTGGATTGCTTATCCTTGGGGTATTAGCCTGGTTGAAGCGGATTCGTTAATCTTTTATATCTAGGTCGAACTTTGCTACATACCATGATTCAAATGATCCAAATTTAGATATAGGCCTGTATTTAAATCCATTTTCATCACACCATTTTTTATGGTATTCGTTGCTTTCATCCCATTCAATTTTGGCCAATGCCATGTGTTCGTTTTTAGCTTTTAAAGCACCTTTTTTAGTCTTGTGATAAGATTTAATATACGAAGCTGACTCGTGAATCATTGGGTTGTACCAAAATGCCCATAGTTTAATTACGCCCAATTTCATACCTCCTTCCTATTAAATATCCAGCGCCAATCATACAGGCATAACCTATCCCTGTAATCAGCGTGTAATATAGTTTATAATGACCGTAACCATGACTATGCAATGTATAGGTAAATCTATGGCCGTAAAATGCGAGGATTCCGGCAATGATAATGAGTGTTAGTGCGTATTTCATATTTTAGTTTGAGGATGTCGTACTATTTAATAAATTAATGATAGATAATTCAAGTTCTTCCTGGTCTTTTGCATGCCTCTCTCCTTTCGCTTTTGCTTCTCTATCCATCCTGAACTGTTCTTTACTAGCCTTAATATCAGCTTCCATTTGCAAATTCCTAAGCGTGTCAGATTCACTGATCACAACCGGCTTAACCTGTTTCTTTGTCGGCATACATGACTGAATTGATACGATACAGCATGTTGCAGTTAGGCAAGCAACCACATAGCGGTCAATTGCCATTAATGTTGGGTGTTTTTTCATAACTCAAATTGTTCTTTAAGGTGTTGAATGATTAATTTTGCTTGTCCCTGATTGATATATTCAATTATATCATTACCCCTTGGTGTTTGAACTACAATAGCCACTTCAAAATCTGAATCTATATTTTCTATTATTAGCTTACCATTGTTTAATATTAAAGCCATTACCCTTCCTCCTTTCTTACGCCTCTTGAGCAGATTAAACCATAAATTACTGTTGCTATTGCAAATACTTTAAAGGCAATAAACGTGATGTCTAGTGGGGTCATGATGCGAGTATTTGATATATTGCTGAAACTGTTAATTTGTGTTTTTTTGCGATTTTTTCGATACAATAGGCCGAACCTCCCTGAATTTTACCTTTAATATAAGGGCTATTCATTTCAGATTCATATGAAATCTTTATAGATTCGTTTCGCTTTTCTCTTTCTTCTTTTTTCATAACAAATGCCGTTTGATTTATTCGACATCACAAATGTAAAACAAATATCAATACGTTGTATATAAAATTATATAAAAAAATAAATAAAATAGTTCTTGCATGGTAAACATATCTTGTGCATATTTGCCTTACCGATTCAAACAACATCGGTATAAGGATATGAAAACAGCAGAAGATTTAGCAAAAGAAATAATTGAAAGACTAGAGTTTAATATTAGGTGTTGCTCAGACAAAACAAAAGATGATAGAGCGCGAAAAGGTGCCTATGTAGATTCTTTGGTTATCGTAAAACAGTTAGCAAGAGAAATATGACACCCTACCAAACCCAACTACACAGGAACATCAACATAAAAGCTTCGATGTTCAAAATATCACCAAAATTAATGGCGGTAACGATTAAGTTTAACGCCGGAGTTTTACGTAGTGCTAAAAACAAATAACATGGATCAGCAAACAAAACAAAAAATAGCTAAGTGCCTGAAGTTATCAATGGAAATTGAAGGGGCTAATTTTAACTGGCATATTTCATCTAACACATTAACTGTATTTGGATGGAAAGAGCAAGATGAAGACGGTAATAGAGATTATGATTTTGAATATACGGCTTATTTATCAGATTGGGTAGAGAAAAACAGAAAACATTCAATAGAGGCGTTAATTGAAAACCTGAATTATCACATTCAACATGCCAAAAAGATATAGCTGGTTTTTACGGATAACCATAACAATGGGTATTATCGGAGTATTTTTAATAGTTAAATATTTATATAAGTAAAATGGAAAAGACACACTACAAAAAACTACGCGATGTAAATTACATTGGAGCATTTGAATTAATGCCGGAAGATGGTAAAACAATCGAATTAGTGGTCAAAATTAATGGCGTTAAAAAAGAAGAACTTAAAAACGCTGAAAAAACACAAGGAATGGTTTTATACCTCGAAGGACAAAAGCCAATGATTGTAAACAGTGTAAATGCTAAAGCGATTACGAAAGTTGCAGGCAGTCCTTATGTTGAAGATTGGATAGGTAAATATATTACCTTGTATGTCGTTAAAATACGCGCCTTTGGTGAAAACATGGAGGCTTTGCGCGTTCGGGACAAAGCGCCTGTATTTACATTACCTGAATTGCCTTTAAACAGCAAAGCTCACTTAGGTACGGTTGAAGCTATCAAAGAAAAGAAAACAACATTAGAGGCTGGATTAGAATACCTTAAATCAAAATACACTTTGTCTGATGAAATAATTAAAACGCTCGAAGATGCAGCTATCTAAAGAATTTGAATGCAGATGCTCAGGGATTGGTCAGATAATGACTAATCCCAAAAAGAAAACAGATATTCTTTCGGTCACTTGCCTATCTTACGTTCACAAGTGGATCAAGTCACAACCAGAATTCTATAATAGAGATACCAATTTCAGATCAAAATATACCTCTAAAGGCAACTTTTGCGAATCTGAATCTATTAAGTTAGCTGCAGATTATTATGGGTGGGGCAATGTTGAAAAGAATGAAGAAAGGAAGTCAAATGGGTATCTTTCTGGTGAAGCCGATATTGTTTTGCCTGGATCTATTGAGGATATTAAAAATAGCTGGTCACAAGATACGTTTCCGCTGTTCAGTACCGAAATACCTATTGATGGGTATGGTTATCAGGGGCAGGGCTATATGGAGTTGTGGGATAAACCTAAATTCGGTTTGATTTACACGCTAATGGATGCACCTGAACGACTTGTTTTGTCTGAAGCATGGAGTAGAGCCAGAGAACTCGAATTAGATGATCTAGAGGCTGAATTATACGACGAAGTAAAAGCATCCATGACTTATAGTGACATTAAAATTGATCTCAGGATAAAGCGTTTCGGATTAGATAGAGACAAAGAATCGATCGTATTGGTTTATGAAAGAATAGACCTGATTAGGAAATATATTAAGGATTTATAATTAAAGCCTAACCCATCCGGCTTGATAGGATTGGGATTACAAATTTAACCACATATATTCTATTTACTCGATTAGCCCCTAAAAATTGGGGCTTTTTGCATTTATAAAAATAATTTAAAAATAATTACGATTTAATTTGGTAATACGCGTATTATGATTACCTTTACATCATCGGAAACAAACAATCCGGTTAATATTATGAAAAACGAACTAGCAACAACAAACGAAAACACATTATATGTTGTATACGCAATCAGAAAAGGAGAAGTTGTTTTGGAAACAGAAAATGAAAACATAGCTAAAGGAATGGTTTTTAATGACAACGGCCTGGAATACTCTAAATACCCATCGCTCACATACGCTAAACAAAAAGACAACAGTAAAGTTGATTTATATGAAACAACTTTTTTAGAATACTAATATTTAAATAATGAAAAGCATAGAAGAAATAAAAGATGAATACGCACAAGAGTCAGGATTTAATGACTTTTATGACTACATTAAAAATAGCACAATAGGAGAAATAGACCATCACTGTTCTCACGTGGCTATGGTATTTGCTAATCAATACAAATCTGATGTTTCAAATGCTATTTCAGATGATGAGATTGAAAAAGAAGCCGATAAAAGATATACTAATCAAACTGATGTAGGTCAATTCAGAAATTACGCTTTTCAAGATGGGGCAGAATGGTACCGAAAGGAGTTAAAATATATAAATAATTCTACTAAAAAAGAGGAAAATAATAATTGGAAAAAACAAATGAGAGAATTAGAAATCGGACAAGCATTCGAAACGGATGCCGCCAACTACGGATCAATTAGGGCTATGAGGTCGAAACTTAGATTAGATGGATTTGACTTTCAGTTCAAACTTGGAAAAGGCACACTAACAGTAAGGAGGATAGCGTAATGAAACGAAAAATAATATTACACCTTTGTGCCGATTTGGGGTCTGACAGCTTGTTTTATCAAATGAACAGCAGAGAATATGAAGTCATATTGATTGGTGAAAAAATAGGTGTTGAAAATTATACGCCACCTAAAAATGTATACGGAGTTATTGCAAACCCAGTATGTACTGAATTTTCAACCGCTAAGGATTTCAATCATATTGGTGACATTGAAAAAGGAATGTTTTTAGTTAGGCATTGCCAAAGAATAATTGAACAGGCAAATCCATATTTTTCAGTTATTGAAAACCCATTTAATGGCCGGTTGAAAGAAATATTGGGCACACCGCCATATGTTTATCAACCTTGGGAATTTGGGTCGCCTTGGACAAAAAAAACAGGATTATGGGGTAATTTTAATATCCCAAACAAACTATATCAGAATTGGGAAGATGTACCTAAAATACCAGAATTATATATAAGACCAGGAAGAAAAAAACCAGGATTAGTTTACTTGCATAAATCGGCAGTAAATTTAATACCAGAAATGCAGTGGGCAAAAGATCATATTAAGTGTGACGCTGACATTAGATCGATGTGTAGTCAAGGATTTGCAAGAGAATTTTATAATTTTAATAGATAAATCATGAAACCAATCAAACAACACCTATCAGAACTACCGGAACCACACCGGACGAACGCAATTAATGCGGCATTTATAACAATGCTTGACATGAAAGTGGAAAATACTTATGACGCTTTATTTTTAGCAGTCAATTGGAATAATGAACCTGGCATGGATTACTGGGAAGAACTGCATGACTCAATAGTAGAAGGGAGGGCTTTTAATGGTTAGTCCTTACATCTATGCCGGTTTATCTGACAAAAATAAAATGCTCATGAAAAAAGGCATTAAACCTGCAGCGCCATCAAACATCATAGAGGCTATCTGCATTGATTTAGGCGTATCACTTGAAACGCTTACTGGATCTTCCAGGAAAAGGCCGTTAGTAGAGGGTCGTCAAATTGCAATGGCATTTATCAGGTATAACAATCCAAGTATAAGCCTCATGAAGATTGGTGAAATGTTTGGAGACAGAGACCATTCAACAGTGATCTACGCCATTCAGACGTACGAGGCACTTTATAAGACAGACAAACAATTTCAGAAACGTGTGGCACATATCAAATCACTCTTATGATCAAGACAGCCCCAACACCGAAAACAGTATTTGAAATACTAAAATCGGCACATGTAATCGGTTTGCTTGCTAAAACTATTGATGTGGAGTACCAAACAAGAATAGTAGACACCAAGTTCAAGAACCCTAACACAAATAATCACGTTAGACGCATCAAAGAAGCCTCAGAAACGATTCAAAAAGATTTGGCATATCAATTCAAGGTTAAGGACTATGAATCGATGACATACGATTATGTGCTTGAGTTTTACAGGCTGGTTAACTATTTCAGCGAGAAGTCTGCCGATCAGATTAGAGAATTTATGGATGGAGTTGAAAAATTAAAAGAAGATTAAGATGAGAGAGTTAAAATTTAGGGCTTGGCACACTGAGAAAAGAAGAATGTTTGAAGTTTACGGATTAGGGATAGACTTCGTAACAGAAAATACTTTTGATGGAGTTGATCCAGGAACAAATGCCTTTTGTGGAGACGATATGAATTTCATTGAAATAATGCAGTTTATAGGAATCAAAGACGTAGAAGGTGCAGATACTTATGAAGGCGATATTGTTGGTGACGGACATTCTAAAGGAATTGTATTTTTCAATAAAGATGAAGCTAAATTTCAAGTAGATTTTTCACCTTATGACGAATGTCCACAAGATTTATCTTCAGGTGTTAATTGTTGGCACATTATATTAGGCAATATCTACGAAAACCCTGACCTAGTATGACCGAACTTAGTCAATATCAGCAGTGGATAATGTTCTTGGATTCAGATGAAATGATCGAATGGCGTGAAGAGGCATTGAAAATAGCTTTAGGTGATGACGCTTACTACGATATGAGAGGCAAGCAAGGGTATAATTTTGGACAATTAGAAATTAAATTATGAAAAAGAAGATAGTATACCTGGCACATCCAGTATCGAAAGATGTATCCGGTAATTTGAAAAAGTTAGAAGGTATTTACAGGCAATTATCATTAGAAAATGAAGTAATACCATTTATACCTTATTATGCAACGTTAATGAGCCTGCAAGATTCAGAGCCTGCAGAAAGAGAAATAGGGTTTTCTCATAATGAGGCCATATTCCGAAGAGGTTTAGTTGATGAAGTATGGTTGTACGGTGATTTTATTAGCCGAGGCATGGAGATAGAAATAGGCTGGGCAAATGAATTAGGTATTGATGTGGTTAGTAAATCGGATGGAACTATATTATGGTAGGTATAAACTTAATAAAAGGAAGTTGCTTTGATCTCAATAAAGATATTCAAGACGAATCGATTGATCTTATCGTGACAGATCCACCGTATGGAATGAGTTTTGTTTCTTCACATCGTAAGGTAAAGCACAAAGAAATAGCAAATGATCAAAATTTATTATGGTTGCCGGATTGGTTTAAATCACAATATAGGTTATTAAAAACAAACTCACATGCTTATGTTTTTTGCAGTTATCATCACATAGATAAATTTATATCTTGTTCTAAAGAATCAGGATTTGAAGTTAAAAACGTATTGATATGGCACAAGAATAATACCGGTATGGGGGATCTTGAAGGTGACTACGCACCACAATACGAGTTTATTCTATTCTTATCTAAAGGTAGGCGTATTTTAAACGGAAGAAGAGACTCTAACATTATAAAATGTCCCAAGACCGGCAATAACAATCATCCTACTGAAAAACCTGTACCCTTAATTCAATTCCTAATATCTAAATCTTCAAATCCTGGAGATCTTGTTTTAGACAACTTTTTTGGTTCAGGATCTTGCGCTATAGCCTGCAGTAATTTGAACAGAAGATTCATAGGACACGAGATAGATGAAGAAAGATATAATGACGCTAGCAAACGTGTTCAAATGATATTGTCTCAAACCAAACTATTCTAAACATGCCACGCAAAGGAACACTAAAAACACCCGAACAAAAGGCGGAATGCAATCGCAAAGCCAGAGAGAAAAGAGCTGAATACCGATTACTTAACCCATTACCACCACCCTTAACACCTGAAGAATTGAAAGCTAGACAACAGGAACGGCAGCGCAAAGTTAACGCCAAGAGCAAGGCAGAACGAGACAGGTTAAAGGCATTAGGTATTAAGCCAGTTTGCGCACCGCTAACAGACAAACAAAAAGAAGTCATGCGATTACGTGCAAGAAAGAATAGAGAGGCTTACAGGGCTTTAAATCCTGTCAAGAAACGAACAAAAGAGATTAAAACTCCAAAAGCTAAACCAATCGTCATTAAACAACCAAAGAAAATGGAAAAAATACTAAAAGCAAGACCAGAACGCAGGATCAGCGAAAAAGTGATAAAGCCGGTCAAATTAGATCACGCCAAGCAGCCGGATGTGATCGTCATTAAATCTAATGAAGAGGGTAAGGTAAAGGTTAGGCTAAATTCTAAGACCGAAGTTTGGGCTAAGCCTGGGTATGATATTAACGCTTTAAGGAGGAAGTTTGGGATAATATGACTGTTATAGGACAAACAACGCAGAAAGCTAAAAAATCACATTTTGACGATGGAAGTCAATATTTCAATGATGATATAATAGGCATCACGGATGAAGAATTAAAAGATATTCAAAAGTCAAAGGACAATAAGTGGCGCATTCAGCCAGGAGAAAAGTATATCAGGCAAGCTGTAGTTGACGGTGGAGATTTTTGGATTTTTAAATGCAGGGTGGAAATTTTTAATATTATTTCAAAGTATAGTTTATTTGAAGATGATTAGTTAAGGGGTGAAATTCCCCTTTTTATTTTTGGAAAAGTGAATGAGGATTGGTATATTTGTTTATCCGAAACGTCCACCGGAATTAAAAAAGAAATTTAGAAGCCTTGTGAGGGGATGGAGAGTGGACGCTCCTGAACCTTGTAAGGCTTCGTTGTTTATAAACATTTTTTATTATGAAATTACAAGGTAAAGTATTTGCAATCGGAGAAACGCAAGTAATGAGTGAAAAATTCTCTAAAAGAGATCTAATCGTTGAATACGCTGAAAATCCTAGCTATCCAGAGTTTATTAAAGTAGAAGCGTTTAATGATAAAACGTCAATTCTTGATAAATTTTCTGTAGGACAAGAAGTTGATGTTGACTTTAATCTTAAAGGCAAGCCATGGACTGATAAAGCTGGTAAGACTTCTTATTTTAATTCTTTGGTTATTTGGAAGATTAATTCGGTTGGCGGCTTATCTAATAACGTTCCCGCTGTAACAACTCCAGCAGGTGAAGAAGATGACCTTCCATTTTAATTGACACAATTTTGCCTGCGTCAAATATGGCGCAGGAATTTTTTTAGCTTACATTTTAAAAATAAAATATGAATAAGCAGGAATCACAGTACTACGCGTACTTAAAAAACCTAGGATACAGCCCTGTATTCAATCAAGAAAAATCATCTTTCCTATTGAAAGATCAAAAAATTTACCTTAAATGCTGCTCATTTCCGGCCTCGGAAGAACTTAATAAGTTAGCATTACAACACTCAAAAAAATACACTATAATACTACTTGACGGTAATCTTACTTTTAAGGATTACGCGGTTTATGCAGAGGGCGAAGCTTGCCATTCTGGATTTCTTACCCATATAGGTAGTAAGTATGGGAGCATTTACTATGGAGAATTCGATACTGAGTACTTCCAAAAAGAAACATTTGCTATTGTAAAGGCTATCGATCCCGCTATATTAAAATGCAGGTGTGGCAAAGAAGATCAATACATTGTTACAAAGAACATTCATTATAAAGCTACATGCAAATGCGGAAACTTTATAAAGAACCTGTCTACTAATAAACCTATAACTATTCATTTTGGTAAATATGCCGGTAGGGAATTAGAATCGATGACCTCAAAAGAAGAAGTTCAATATCTGCAATGGGCTATTAATTCTGGTGTATTTTCAAAGAAAGTTGCTCAGGCTGCTATAGAATTTCTTAAATAATGAAGACCGACTTAGGAAAATGTAAAAAGCTATTAGATAGCGGTTTCTCATTAGTATGCGTTGGAGAGAATAAAGTTCCAAATTTCGCATGGAAAGACAAGCAGACAAAACCATATACAAAAGATGCCTTCGAAAAGCATTATAACTATACTGGAGGCATCTTTAAAAAAGATGGTAACGAGATCGTTCCTACAAATGGTATAGGCTTAATTACAGGTTATGACAACATAGAGGTTATAGATGTAGATCTTAAAGTCTTTAAATCTCTTAAAGAACAACAGGATTTCTGGAATGAATATATAGGCTTTTTAAAAGACAATATTGATGATTTTGACAATAAGTTTGTAATATATAAAACCGTTAATAACGGGTATCATATTATTTATAGATGCAATGTTGTTGGTGGCAATGAAAAGATAGCTGTTCTCAAAGGACAAAAAGAGGCCGTCATAGAAACTAGAGGGATTGGAGGATACGTTTTTATTTATGACAATCAGATATCTAAAAAATCATATTACGAAGTACAGGAGATATCCGTCGCCGAAAGAGCTTGTTTATTTGATTGTAGTAAGTACTTTAATTATGTTGAAGAAAAAGATGAATTAATACCTGATAAGATTAAAAAAGAATCTGAAGGTGTTGATGTACATGTTTGGGATGATTACAATAGTAAAACGACTATGCTTGATGTGGTTGGAAGTGATTTTAAAGTCATCAAGCGTTTATCCAATAAATACGTTATAAAACGAGAGGGCGCTACATCGGCGCATAGCGGGTATATCTTCAAGGATAGCGGGTGCATGTATTTATTCAGTACAGGCACGATATTCCCGCATGAAAAGCTAATAAGTCCTTTTACTGCTTACACAATTAAACACCATGGTGGTGATTTTTCAAAAGCAGCTAAAGACTTATATCAAAAAGGTTTTGGTTCTAGAGTTGTTAAAAAAATAGAGGCAATAGAATTACCTGCTCCAGTTAAAAAAGAAGATTTAGTTTTCCCAATTGATATATTCCCCTTGGAAGTTCAAAACTATATGGTTAAATGCCATGAAACACTAGATAGTTCAATGGATTATATGGGATGTAGTATGCTATGGTTAATCTCTGTAATCGTCGGAAACTCTGTAAGAGTTGAAGTAAAGCCTGGGTGGGAAGAACCTGGCACAGCCTGGATAAGTGTTTTGGGTAAAGCCGGTATAGGTAAGACTCCGTCTATACACAATATTGTCAACCCGATAATGAGAGTTAACAACCGGGAGGTTAAAAATTACATTAAAAGTAGGGAAAAATATGATACCTATATGGCATTAGACAAAAAGGAGAGAAATGATACCGAGGAAATAAAAAAGCCAGTAAAAACTCAATTTATTGCTATGGACATTACATTAGAGGCTTTAGTTGATCTGCACGAGGAAAATAAGAATGCTGTAGGGGTTTTTAAAGACGAGTTAGCCGGATGGTTTAAAGATATGAATAAGTACCGCACAGGGTCTGATTTAGAGTTTTGGCTATCTTCATGGTCGGGTAAATCTGTTTTCTTAAATCGAAAGACAGCAAAGTCATCATTTGTTGAGTCTCCATTGATCCCTGTTTTAGGCGGCATACAGCCGAGAATTATGGATCAGTTTTACACCGAAGAAAATAAAGATAATGGTTTTATTGATCGTATGCTATTGTGCTTACCAGATCTTATTGTTGATGATTATAACGAAGAATCATTAGATTATGCTACTATTACCTGGTATAGTGATTATATAGTTGCTTTTTATGACAATATAAAAAGACATATTGTTAATTATAATATTGACAATGAGATAGAGCCTATAATTGCAAAATTTAGTCCTGATGCAAAAAAAGAATGGAAGCGTATGTTTAACGACATAACAGCGATGCAGAATAGTGATATGGAAAATGAATATATGAAGTCTATGCTTCCTAAACAGAAGTCCTACATCCCTCGTTTTGCTTTATTGATAAACACTTTACAATCATTCAACAAAAGCGGTTCTTTGTCAGATTTTAATACTATTAGTTATGAGTCTATTTTAGGCGCAGAGCGACTTTCAAAATATTTCATTGCTATGGCCAGGAAAATCAAAATTAATAGTTTAGAAGTAAATTTAATGAAGAAATATATCAAGGCTAACGATGCTAAAAACAATGAAGAAAAATTCATTGAAATGTATAAAATCAACCCGAATTTGAATAAATCTGAGGCTGCGGAACTTTTGGGTGTTTCCAGAAACATGATTTATAAATACATGAAAAAAGTGTAAACCAATGTAAACCTAGGTTTACACTTTTAAATGATGTAACTAATTGATATATTAGTAGTTACAATAAAAAGTGTAAACCGGTTTACAGGTTGACACTAAAAAAAATAAAAAAAATAATTTCAAAAAATATAATTATAAAAAAAATAGTGTAAACCGGTTTACACTTTTAAAAAAAATCAATGTTTAAATGTGTTTAAATGCACTTTTTATTGAAATATTGGTTTACACTTTGGTTTACACTTTGGTTTACACTTTGGTTTACACATAAAATTACAAAAATGAAGACAATACAACAATGGATATCAGAGGCTGACCAACCTATAAAAAGTCAGGCAGAGTGGAATATTTTCAAATTTCCATACGCCAACTGCCTAGATCAAGTAGGATCGTTTAGATCGGCTATATTGCAAGGATTTATTTGGGGGGAAACTCCAGAAGGAATCTCTTATTGGAATGATGTATTTAGTGATAAACCTAAAAAAACACTATTCTAATGGGAAAGAAAATAACTGCATTACAATGCTTATCTGAAATGGATAAGATAAAACGGGAACTTGATGCTCCTTCTATACCCGCCAACTATATTGTTGGAACTAAGTTTACAGACAAGACGGCTAACGGGCTTACCAAGGCTATTATTACTTTCATAAACTTAACAGGTATGCAAGCTGAACGTATAAACAACATGGGGCGTATGGTAGATAAAACAAAGATAGTTGAGAACGTATTAGGGCATAAGCATAAAATAGGGTCTGTGGAATGGCAGACCGGCACAGGAACTAAAGGAACGGGAGATATTAGCGCAACTGTAAACGGACTATCATTGAAGGTTGAAGTAAAGATACGTAGAGACAGACAAAGTGAAGCCCAGGTTAAGTATGAAGATCATATTACTGCTGCAGGAGGTATTTATGTCATTGCTAAAGAGTTTGCCCCTTTTGTAAAATGGTATGTAGGTAAGTTTGGAAAACCAGAAATATTAGATAAAGCAATTAAAAGACTTCAGTCATGAAATGTAAATGTAAAGAAAAAAACGAAAAACCACATTCAACTTGCCTTAATGCGATTGAATGTCCGCATGGTGATAAATGGTATTGTTGTTTAGAAATTAATAAAGATGCCAAATAACATCATAAAAGCGAACGGAGAATACCTAACCAACACCTTCACTGGAGCAAACGGCACTTGGACGCTAGTAGGTACAGAAAACAAAGGCAGTAAACCGATGGAGTGCAAAGATGAGTTTCGAAACGTGACCACGGGTAAGCGAATGACGGTCACTAGGCTATCCGTTTACAATATGGCAGAAGCGCAAAGTATCAACATTGTTACAACGGAAAAGAAAAGGAATAAGTAAGTTTGTGGTATGAGAAAATTAGGAATAATTAAAAGATTAAAGCAGTTCATGGCCGGTATTGGTTTTAGGTTATTTATTTGGGGAAACAATACAACCGAAGAAAAGTATTGGAAGGAAATTTATGAACAAGAAAAGAGATATCTTGATGGTGTTTCTAACTATAAAGAAGATTACTAACATGAACCTCGGCACGAACGGACAAAAACCTATCATTCCGGTAAAATGGTTACTGATATGTTTAGGTGTATTCTTGATAGGCATAGGATATTTCATTTTACGTGCGAATAAGGCGATTTAACACAACTTCTCAACAGATTGGGGTAAATGGTTAGGTAAATAATTTTAATTGATTTAAAAGGCATTAAAATGGATAATAAACAAATACAGCAAGCAGCAAAGGAGTTTTGCAAAACAGTCAGTTGGGGTACATCAATAGATGATACTGAATTACGTGAAGGTTATGAACACCTCTTGGTATCATTCCTTCAGTCAATGATCGAAAAGGGAGAGGTTGTGACTATTGAAGAATATGAAGTATGTGATCGTTTAAGGGGGGATTATTACAGGCAAATAAAGAAGACAGATTCCACACCTGAAAGTGCCATATCCGAATTTGATAAATATGAATGGACTGAAGAGCACGGCACATTTGAGGCCATAAGATGCGCCTTTATTGATGGTTTTGATTTAGGTAAAAAATCAAACTTTTCAAGTCCCGGTAAGGGAGTGAAGACTTTGCAAGAGATAGAAGAATATATTGCCATAAGGCATGATTTTGAAAGTTGGGAGCACTTAAAGAGTATTTGCAAAAGCGATAATATGCATTACTACGATAACCTTGCAACAGAACTATTCGAATATCAATTCAAAGCAACCCCCGCAAAGGTGATTTCGGAGGAGGATGCGGAAATTGAAGCGATAAGGTTATCTAAAACATCTCAAATTTTAAGTTCACATCGTTTTGATAAATTCAGTGTGTTACACGGAGCAATGAGCATGTATAAATGGTATCGTGAACAATCAAACCAGCAATCATGAACCGCAGACACGAAAAGATGAAGCCTCATTTGGCCAGTCAGTATGAGAGGCAAGAGTTAAATTTGTATATTGAAATTACCTGGGCTAAGTCAAGATTATTTTATTTTGAAAAAGAAGGAAGTTACTTTAGTGATAGGTTTAAAAAATAGTCGTATATTTGAGATTAAAAACAGTGAATAAACAACGAGACTGTTATGAATGATGAAAACTTAAAACCATTTCCTAAAGGCGTGTCAGGTAACCCAGCTGGTAGACCTAAAAAGCTACCTAAAATAGATGATTTGTTACAGGATATACTTGGTAGTGAGGAAGATAAGGATAGTGAAGCACATGCGATATTAATGAGTCTTGTTAAACAAGCTAAGGGTGGTAATGTAAAGGCTGCTGAAATCCTGTTAGATAGAGCGTATGGTAAAGCACAACAGTACATAGATCATAGCTCCAAAGACGGCACAATGACCCCTAAAACGACTATCAAATTCGAGTAAATGGACGAACTGATATTATCCAAGAAATACGCGCCACTTTTTAAGTGGCTTTCTTGTTTAGATACCGATGAGTTAGCTAAGGTTGATACGGTTGTGGTTACTGGAGGCAGGTATAGCCAAAAGTCATTTGCAATAGGCACATGGTCATGTGTAGCGGCTAAAGATTTCGTGCATAGGGTGTTATATACCAGATACACGCTCGTTTCTGCAGCAGACAGTATTATTCCAGAGTTCTCTGAAAAAGTGGACATTCTTGGCGCTCATGATGACTTTACGATTACTAAAGATAGGATTATAGGTAACTATAATGCCAGTAAGATCGTTTTCAAAGGAATTAAAACCAGTTCTGGCAATCAAACTGCAAACTTAAAGTCATTAAAAGGGTTCTCGGTATTCATCCTGGAAGAAGCAGAGGAGATGCCATCTTTTGACCAGTGGGATAAAATCCGGAAATCAATCAGGGCATTAGATGTGCGAAATCTGAACATACTCATACTCAACCCTACAGTAAAAACACACTGGATATACGAAGAGTTCTTTGAAGATAGAGGCGTTCAGGAAGGATTTAACGGTATTGTTAAGAACGTGCTGTATATCCATACCACCTATTTGGATATTAGTAGGCAATTCATACCGGATAGCATATTCCTGGACTTTGAAGAAAAACGTATAGCTTACGAGACATACGAGGCAACGCCAAAGGATAAGCGTGAGTTTTTAGATAAGAAAATAATCAAGAACGCACTGTATTACCGGCACATCGTTAAAGGTGGATGGCTTGCTAATGCTGAGGGTGTTGTGTTTGACAATTGGTCAATAGGTGATTTTGATGAATCTTTACCTTTTGGGTTTGCTCAGGATTACGGGTTTTCTACAGACCCCACAACACTTGTTAAAGTTGCGGTAGATAAAAAGCGAAAACGAATTTATGTTAAAGGTTATTTCGGTAAAGCAGGAATGTCTACTGAAGATGTGTATCTTGAAAACTTACGCCATGCAGGACTGAATAATGAAATTATAGGGGATAGTTCAGAACCTCGATTATTGAAAGAGCTAAAAGATCGAGGCTTAAATATGAAACCCGCCTTTAAACCTCCTGGGTCTGTTACTGCTGGTATATCTGCAATGTTGGAATATGAGATTGTTATTTCACCAGATCAAGACAGCATACCGATTACTAGAGAAATGGCCAATTATGTCTGGCATGATAAGCGGGCTGGTGTTCCTGTGGATTTATGGAACCACTATATTGATCCGATTAGGTACTATGCCTGGCCTATAATCAAGGCACCTAAAAAAGAACGAACCATAATGAAAGTATAAATTGCTATATTCGTAACATATTTGTTACTGAATTATGAGCGCAAAGCAATATTTTAAGTCTGTCGGGCTGGCGATAATAGAACCTGCATATAAAGCATTGGTTAAATCATACCCTAATTACGCGCCTGGAGTGCCTATGTCATTAGGCAAAACATTCAGATGGTCGTTAAACGGCAACACAGCTTATAACAATAAGATTTTCTATGCTGCTCAAAATATATTAGTTCGTAAGCTGACAGAAGCGCCAATTACATTCAGCCAAAAGAAAACAGGTAGCAAAGTAAAGTTTGACAGATACTATAGTAAGGCTATTACAAATGAAAAGCGGTCGGCATTAAAGGCATTAGCTTTAACTGAACTTGAAGAACATGATTTAAATAGATTATTCGATAACCCTAACGGCTATCAGTCCGGCATAGAACTAATGGAAGATTTCTGGCATTGGTACGGATTTGGCAATGGTTACTTGTGGTTTGAAACTTTAGGCGAAGGGACGAGAAATAAAAGTGTTGTTCATATCCATTGTTTGCCGTCTTGTAGTGTTGAGGTCGTTGAATCTAACAACTACGAAACGCCAGTTAAGGAATATGTATACACCACTAGAATCGGACTTCAATTACGCATACCTCCTGAACAAATACTTCATCTTAAACACTGGAACAATACGCCTGGATCTTTAGAAGGACTAGGTGTTGATACAGTTGCCGCAATGGATATTAGTCTTAATAATTCAAATAACGTTGCTCAAGGCGCTGTATTTATTAATGGCGGTAGAGGCACTTTATTTAGTTCAGATATTGGTGTAGATAAAGATGGTGAAGTTGTAGAGAAGATGACTGCTGAACAGATGGAAGCATTGAGGGAGACTATGCAACGGGAATTAGTAGGTGCGCACAATAACCGCAAAATGTACTACACTAATGGATTTATTTCAGCACAAAATTTCGGGGATTCAATGGCCGAAATGGAGTTAATCAGTGCCGAAACTAACAACTGGAAATCAATATTCGCTATATGCGGCATACCTGTTGCTCTTGCGCCTATCACAGAGGCTTCTACAGAGAATAACGTTAAAGCGGGGTATAAAGCGTTAGTCACGAATTTAATAGTCTCAGAGCTACGCAAATTCGATCAAAAGCTAACACAAAAAGCAGCTATATTTTACCCGAATGACAAGATCATTGCAGCACATGATCTGACCGAGTACACCGAACTTGCCCCTGACCTGGAAATCATGAAGAACGTGTACGGTATGCCGTCACTTATGGAAGATGAAAGGCGTGCGATATTTGGGTATGACGAATTGCCGGATGGCTTAGGTCAAGTGGTATTAGTCGCAACAGGACTGATGAAGCTGGAGGATATCGTTAATGATGAATTTGCAGGTGCAGGCAATCCGAATGATAATTTAGAGGAGTTGTAATGGAGCTATCCTTCGACATGTCCGGTTTTATGAACGCTTACAATCGGGGTATTGAAGATGCGTTCTTAGCGATGTATGATTTTAGTGAGTTTGAATCGTACATGGAATGCAACGGCATTGTTACACAGAGTAATGATGATAAAAACGATATTTGAGGTATGGAAAATAAGATTTATAAATAATATGGGAATGGAAATGAGTGAACCGGAAGCAATGTCAATATTGAAATTGTACGGTACAGAGATCACTAGAGGCGGATTGATAGTTTTACCTTCGGATGGATTTTCAGGCATGCCTAAAATATTATGCGAGGCTATTATATATCTTTGCAATGAATGGGATTATGATACCGTGCTATCATCGTAAACAAATGCCACTGCCTAACCTCAAACAAAGCCAACTCGCATTTGCGCGCTTCCACAAGAACGCGGAGAAACAGTTATTGCCGTTATTTCGTAAAGCATTAAACAAGTCTATAGCAGGTGTTATAAATTGGGTTGAAATACATGGTACTGAGAATGTTCCGGTAGAGACGCTAATCGATACGCGTGTATGGCAGCAGGTATATCCTAAAGCCTTTCAGATGATTGGCCTGAGAATGGCTAGGTTAGAGTACTACAATCAGCGTAAACAAGATGAAAATGCTAATAAAGCTAACGTGATTGATTTTTTGCGTGATGTTTGGAGCGGTAAGCTAAGGCAAGCGGCTATTGAGTACATGACAAGCATAGCGGCTTCATTGAACCAGACTACAGTCGACATTATCAAACGCGCATTGGGCGAAACGAATACGCTTGAATTGGATCGGTTAGGTAGGGTAAGGTTTTGGAATAAAGAAGTTAAAGAGAA